GAGCGTTAAATGGAATATTATTGCACCAGTCAAAAAGCCTGCAGATCTTGAAGGCATTGCACCTGGGAAGTTGCCAGAAAAACTTTTGAAGCCAATTAAGGGTGGCGGTAAGTTGCACTGGAGAGCTGCAGATGCATGGGAGGCAATGGTTGAGGCTGCCAAAGTTGATGGCATTGAATTAAAGCCGGTTTCTGCTGGGGATACATATCGCTCATTTGAATCTCAATTAATGGCATTTAGACAGAGATATCAGAAAGAGCCAATTGCTGGAGCTCAGACAAGAACTTTTGAAGGGATTAAGTGGTACAAGAAAGATCCTAAGCTAGCCAGCCTTGCTGCACCTGGTACATCGCAGCATAATAGCGGATTGGCAGTTGATGTTCATACTGCCGCTGAGCCAAAGCGTTTAGATTGGCTTATTGACAATGTTCGTAAGTTTGGGTTTAGCTGGGAAGTTGTTCCAGAAGAACCTTGGCACTTGCGCTATACAGAGGGTGATAATCCACCTGCTGCTGTGATTGAATTTATTACAAAGAGAGATGGGCAAGCGCCCGCACAGCCAGCATCTGTCGCTAAAACTTCAGTTGATGAAGGTAAAATAAAAGAAGAGGCAAAAACTCTTCCTGTACTTACAAAGGGCAATAAAGGGCAGGCGATTAGAAGAGCCCAAAGATTGCTCGACAAGCATGGTTTTAATTGCAAAGATGATGGAGATTTTGGAGCCAAGACGGAAGGCTTGGTCAAGAGCTTTCAATTAAGTCGTGGTATAGAATCTAACGGAATTATTAACCAGGCTACCTGGGAAGCATTGCTGGGTTAATCAATCTTTGCTAATATCTTATAGGAGATATTATGCCGGCAACTAGAAATATAGAGATTTATCAAGGCGATACTTATGCCCATCAACTTGTATTGAAGAATAATGCCAATGCGGTAATAAATATTACTTCTAGAGCTTATTCTGGTCAAATTAGGAAGAGGCGGTCGTCAGACACAATAACTGCTACATTTAATGTAGAAATTACAGATGGTGCTAATGGAGTTGTTGTATTTACTTTATTGCCAAATATTACTGCAAATCTTAGATCAGGTGTTTATGTTTACGATTTTCAAGAAGTAAATGGATCAACAGTTACCACTATTTTAACAGGAAATGCTACTGTTACTGGTGAGGTAACTAGGTAATGGCTGATATTACAACACTGCAATTAACAACTACGCAAGCCTCAAATGTCTCCATAACTACCAATACTACCGTTTTAACACAAAGTAGTGGTACAATTAATTTAGCAAGTTTAATTTTAAGCAATACAGCACCAGCTGATGTAGCAAGAACTGCAAATGCTGGAGTAAGTAATATTGCAGCTAGATCAGACCATGTTCATAGCGCTGGAGATTTATTGCTTGATGGAGGAAATTATTAATGGCTAATAAAATTAGAATTAAGCGTAGAGCGTCAGGCAGCGCAGGAGCGCCAACAAGTTTAGAGAATGCAGAATTAGCATTTAACGAAGTAGATGATGTTCTTTACTATGGTGAAGGAACTGGCGGTGTTGATGGCACAGCCACAACAGTTATTGCCATTGGCGGCTCAGGTGCATTTGTAACTCTTGCATCGGATCAAACAATATCTGGCAACAAAACAATTAATGGCAATGTAATTATTAATGGCACAACATCAGTTGCTACTCCAACAGCTAACGCCCATGCTGCTACAAAACTTTATGTTGATACTGCAGTTTCAAGTGCAAGTTCAACCTTTACAGCTGCCGGCGATACAGGTAATGTTTCTATTTCCGGTGGAGATACATTTACAATTGCTGGTGGTACTGGATTAACATCTGTTGCTGCTGCAACAGATACTGTTACAATTAATCTTGACAACACAGCAGTCACTGCTGCCTCGTATGGTGGCGCAGGTACTGTTGGAACATTCACAGTCGATGCACAAGGTCGCTTGACAGCTGCTGCAAATGCAACAATTTCTATTTCTTCTTCGGCAGTTACGGATTTTACAGAAGCTACGCAAGATGTTGCTGCTGGATTGCTCACTAACGGAACACACAGCGGAATTGCAGCAACATATGATGATGCAAATGCAAAAGTAAATCTTGACGTTGCAGACTTCACAATCACCCTTAGTGGGGATTTGACGGGTAGTGCAACTATTACAAATCTTGCAAATGCAACTCTTACTGCGACAATAGCCGCAGATTCAGTTGCACTTGGTACAGATACGACTGGCAACTATGTCGGCTCTGTTGCTGCTGGCACAGGCGTTTCCGTCTCCAACACCAATGTTGAAGGTGGAACATTTACGGTTGACTTGGCGAACACAGCGGTAACTGCTGGCTCTTATGGATCAGCGGGTTCTGTTGGAACATTTACGGTTGATGCACAAGGTCGTTTGACAGCGGCATCTAATTCAACAATTTCAATTACTGCATCACAAATCAGTGACAGAGCAACCAATCTTGTTACAGGTCTAACTGGAACAGCAAATGAAATTGCGGTGTCAAACTCAGGCGTTGGTGCTGTTACATTGAGCCTTCCAGCCAATGTTACTATTTCAAACAACCTTGTAGTTACTGGTGATTTGACAGTTAATGGCAATACTACAACGCTCAACACAGCAACTCTTGTTGTTGAGGACAAGAATGTTGTTCTTGCTAGCGTTGAAACGCCAACAGACACAACTGCCGATGGCGCTGGTATTACAATCAAGGGCGCAACTGATAAGACATTCAACTGGATTGATGCAACAGACTCCTTTACGGCATCTGAGCATATCAATCTTGCTTCAACAAAAGTATTTAAGATTGCCGGGACAACTGTTCTTAGCGGAACAAATCTTGACAATGTTACTGTCGATGGTGGTACATTCTAAGGAGTCTTGAATGGCTAATGTTGTTAAAATTAAAAGATCAGGCACAGCGAATACTGCTCCAACATCTCTAGAATATGGAGAGTTGGCAATCAATTATGCTGACGGACTTTTATTTTTTAAAGATTCTTCCAACACTATTGTCTCTTTTGACATCAGTGGAACTTTTAACATAACTGAAATTGGTGGGGATTTAAAGAACCTTGAAGTATCTGTCGCTATGCAAACCTTTTAAGGGCTAGAACTCATTTTCTGGTACAATTGAATATTATGGATGATGTCAAAATCAATACAAGTAAAACTCTTACACTGACACTTCCAAGTGACCCTGTAAGCAATGTTGTTTCTGTAAGCCTTTATCATGAATTTGGCTCACTTGTATCTGGTCCAACAAATGCAACAAGAACAGGTACTGGTGTTTATACAATAACATATGGTCAACAGGCTTCTGGTATTTATGTTTTAAATAGTGCCGGGAGGTATAGAGTTGATTTTACATACACAATTTCTGGAACGAGCTATACGCAATCTCAATATATTAATGTGTACACACCGTATGTTGATATCGACACCTTCTTTACAGACCATCCTGATTTAGAAAATGATTACTATGAAAAATTTGATAAAATGGAAAAACGTGTAAGGAACATAATTAATACTTTTTGTGGTCAATCTTTTGACTATTATCCAAATAAATATATTGAAATTTCTGGTTCCGGTAAAAACACACTTCACTTGCCGCATCCAATTAGCGGATTAACAAAAGTAACAGTAAATGTTGGAGATGAAGATCAAACAGTAATTCATGATTCTACAGATGCTACTTTAAATAACATTGAAAAGTCTAAAGAACCTCACAATTTTCAATCAAGCTACTATATTCAATTTAAGAGATCTTTTCTCGATAGTGTGCAGACTTTAATAGTTTCATCAAAATTTGATGAAGGTGATGATTATAAAATTGAAGGTGATTTTGGATGGAAATATGTTCCTGACAATATCGTGCAAGCTGCTGATTTATTATTAGAAGATATGATGAATGGTGATTCTGATTATAGAAGGCATGGCATGACAACTGTTGATATGGATATCCTTAAATATCAAGTTAAGGATTCATTCTATGAATCAACAGGTAATATTGAAGCAGATGTATTGCTTATGGATTACACGCTTTTCGTGATGGATTATGTGGTTTAAATGTCCTATCAAACTTTTTTTCGCTTTGCGCACAAATGCGATATTTACACAAAAACAACAGCTACAAATGCTGCCGGTCAAGAGTATGCAACGTTTACAAAATCGGCTACGATAGGCTTTCAATTTCAAGCCCCGACCACTCAATCTACGTCCTCTAGCGATAGAAGATTGTCTCCGTATGTTGATAATTTTTCAAAATATGAAGGAATAGTTCCAGCGATGTATTCTGAGTATATTAGTTATGATAATAGAATTACAAATATAACAGATTCAAAGGGTACTCAAGTTGATACGGACACATATGAGATCGTTGGCATTCAACCAAAATTTACTTTTTCCGGTAAAAAGCATCATGTTGTTGTATCCCTTAGAAGGGTGGTTGAAACATAATGTTTAATATCTCAATTAAAAGTAATTTTAATAATTTAATAAATAAAGTAGATATGATACCGATCGATATGCAATCGGCAGTCGCTGAGGGTGTCGGGGCGGCGCAATCTGATATAGAAAATGTTATCAATACAAATTATCAGAGCGTTGAAATATCTGCATCCAGCGGTGGTGCGGAAGTAAAAATTGTAAATGGCTTTGAAGATAATTCTGATGAGATTAAAAGAATTGTAATGGAAAAAATAAAAATGTCGTACAGGGGGTTGTAATGACTTTGCCAATTTACGATATCAACTCTCATCTTGCACAGGATCAGGATATTGTGACCGCTGCGGGGAGGCAAATGAATTTTCCCCTCCC